AGGAACCCACCCCTAACGGTACCGGAACCATTGATGGCGAACGATGTTGGCGTGCTGCTGGTAATTTGGCGGTTGGATGTTGCACCGGGTGTCCACGCCATACGCGTAGCATCACTGTATGAGGTAAACTCATTCCAACCCGCGTGGGCCGCCATTGTGTCGGTGTTAGCCAATGCGGTGTAACCACTATTGTCGATAAGGCCGATGAACCAATCAGTAATCTGAGCACCGTCACCAAATACACAGTCGTACGCGTGAGCCACACCGACGTTCACGATGCCATTGTTGATTCTGATTTTTTCAATCAGATGACCTTCCCGGCTGTAATGGGCGAATTCAAATACGCCCTTAAGGTTAGTAATAAGCCCCAGGTGAGGTGGCCTAATAAGTTCAAACCCCAGTTGAGGTTTCATATCAAATGCTTGCTTCACGAGAGCCTCGCTGTTTTGTTACGCAATTCACGCCGAACTGCTTGGGCAACTTTACGTCCATCAATCTGTTGAGCCGATGTATTATTGATATTTACTATCACGTCGCCGACGTTGGTTACATCACCACCCTGAGCGAATCGTGGTTGGTCAAACTTGTTCATGGCCTTAATTGTGGGATACCATTGGCTGGTAGACCGGGGATTCATTACAAATTCGCCGGGTGTAAGTTTGGCGTCGACAACGTCGCCGCCTGTGGCAAATACTGGTTTAAGCGTAAGGCCGCCTAATGCGAAATTTTGAGCCGGTGGCCGGATTGCTGCCAACATTGATGCCGCTTGACCCGCAGCACTTGCTAATTGAGTTATTGATGATGCGGTCTGAGTACTAGCGGAATTTAATGAATCAAAAGATACACTATTTAGTTCATGTTGAATTGGCAGCGTAGTTACACTATTTAATTCCTGTTGAAATTGTTGTGTATCTGGAATATTTTGTAACTTACCCGCCGCTACGTCAGCAGCTTGATTAAGATTATTAAAATCAACCCCATAGCCTGGGTCCATTATGGGGTGTTCTGGTAGCGAATAGCTACCACTACCAGGTTGTTGCCAAATATGTCCTAATGTTTCAAAGCCATCAAAAGCCGGATACAGCGTCATGCTGCCCCCGCCCCGAGGCTCATGACTCAATTGCCCTAACGTTCCGGGCCCCTCAAAAGTTGAATACATTTTACTATGAACAGGTTCATCTCGAATTAAAGAAACAAAACCTGGATCACGATAAATTTTATCAGGAATTACAGGCGCAGGCGCAGGTGCAGGTGCAGGTGCAGGTGCAGGTGCAGGTGCAGGTGCAGGCGCAGGCGCAGGTGCAGGTGCCGGTGCAGGTGCAGACGTAAACCACGTTCCGTCCGGGAGTTGGCCGGATAATTTTGCTGTAGCCCCTTCAAGGGCTGTAGCAAACCCAGTAACTTGGTCCGTTGGTAGCGTAAAGGTATTGAAGCTTGTTTTGAGTTGCTCGGTACTATTAAGAAGTTGATCTAACTCGCCCCTCAAACGTTGTTCCTCTTCTTTAACTGTTTCTGGAACTTGAGCCGGTATAGCTTGTTGAACACCTTTAAGAAATTCTCGAGCTTGTTGTTCTAACATATTTAGAGTACTGGGTAGTGCAGACCTAATAGCCTCTATTTGAGCGGCATCGACATCCATACTTCCAGCCTGCTTAGCTAGAGCTTCAATTTGAGCAATCATTTCCATTAAAGCTGGGCCGGCTTTTGCTGTTCTGCTTAAGGGGCCAGCATCATAATCTTCTTCAGTAATTCTAGCAGCTTGTAAACGTTCAGTTGATTCGCGGAGTGAGGGTAAATCACCTTTAGCAATAGCATCACGCATCGCGTGAGACGCTTCAATGATTTCTTTTATCCGTAATTGAAAATCACTTACTTGAAATTGTAAAACACGCTCATCTATCGGTGCAGCGATTGTAGCATCAGTTCTTGCAAAAGGTAAACCTAGTGCAGCAGCACCGCGTTGAAATTGTCCAGGAACTTGAATTTGACGCTGTTTTATATCTTCAAGATATTTTTTCCATTCTTCTGGATGAGTAACCCAAGGAGCATAATCACCTAAGTCAATTTGTAACCGACCATCTTGCAAGGGCTTAGCTGGTGCTGTAACATTACCTCCTGTAAAAACCCTTGAGGGTCTTGCTTTTTCAAGACCTAATTCTTTTCGTTGTTCAGGTGTAACCAATATACTTTGTAAAGATTTTTCTGGATCAACTTGCTTACCTAATGCCGTTACTCTAGGAATTATAGCTTCTAATTTTTCTAAATGTTGTTCACGCTGTTTAAGTCTAGTTGCATCCGCTAAACCCGATTCAATCTCTCTATTAACGTCTGCGATATACTCAGCAAATAATTGAGCAGCACGTGGTTGTAAGCCCATTAAGTCCCTACTAAAGGGCTTATCGTATTTTTGTTGGCTAAAATCATCAAGTGTCTGCAGCACGCCGCTGGCTTCAAGCTGTTGAAGTGCTTCTTTAGCTGACTGCGTTGACTGACGATAAAATTCACGGGCATAATTTTCACCCGCCTGTTCAAACGTAGTCTGTTGACCTGAAACAGGATCAGAATACCGCATCGTGGCCCGATCAAGAGATGACCGTAATCCGATTTTTTCACGAAGTGTAGCTGCGTCAACTATTTGAAGACTTTCAAGCCCAGCATCCATCCGCCGAAGAGTATCTTGCTGTGCTTTAACTTGCTTCATGTATTCGGGATCGCCGGGCTGCCCTGTTATTTTAATGCTTCTAAATTCTGAAAAAGCTTGTTCTATATCAGCTAATGCTTGGCGGTTATGCTCTTCCGCCGCTGCTGCTTGTTGTTTAATCAAAGCTTGCTGCTGGCTGTGTTGACCTAATTTTGCCTGACCTCGTTGTGTAATGTCCCACAGATCACGCTGACTGCCGCCTAACTCATATCCGCGTATACCTAATTGTTGGGCCTTTTGAATAAATTGACGCTGACGTTCTTCATCTGTAGTCTGTTCAGCTGCGTCTAAATATTCATGGGCACGCCGCATATGCGAAGCAGCTTGTACGTGTTTTGGGGCATCTCGAATACTGCGGCCCCAAATAGCATCACTTGCTGTATTATGCAGGTCAGCCTGCTGATTGCGAAGATTTATCATATTTATGTCAGCTTGTTGCTGCATAGTTTGTAGTTGACTAATGAGTCCTTGCACCATCGCGGTGCGGCTCTGCATATTGCGTGAAAAAACTGCTTCTATTGAACTAGCCCAATTTTCGGCGGCAGTAATATCTTGATGGTAAGCCCGTCCAATTGTTTCAAAAGCCTCAGTAGCATTTTTAGCTATATCTCGGTATTGTACTGACTGAGATCGTGCAAGAACTTGAGCATCAATTTGAACATCAAGTAATTCTTGTGCCCGCCTCGGATCTTGCTTTTGCTGCTCTAGTTGAAAGTCATGGTAGGTTGTTACTGGTTTTTGATAAAGATGTCGGGCATATATTCCGGCACCAATAGCCGCAGTTGCGATTCCGGCACCAGGTAAAACTAAAGATGCGGCTTTACCACCGAATAAGCTGCCTAGCCATGAAAGAGCCCCACCTATTTTAGTTATTGCAGCTATGCCCGCCACCGCGGCCGTACCCGCAACAGCCATCGATCCATAAGTCAGCATATTTTCCGGGCCAATAGTTCCCACGGTTCCGGTATACATCTGCATTAAAGTGGGACCCATTACGTCAACCCAGTGTGCCTGCATCCGTGCCTGGAGCTGCTGGTAATCTAATGCTGGTAAACGAGAAATTTTATCAGAAGCTATCTTTAGGTCTTCAGGGGTTACCCCTTCAATACGTTCACGAATTGCCTGATATTGTTCAGCTTTTGCCCCAATAAGCGTAGATACACCACGTACCGCCCGAATACGCCCAAACATATCGCCTAAATTTTCGGCTGCAGAGCCTGAATATTCGGTAACATGTTCTAGGAAACCCTGCAAACCGCGGCCACGCACGGCAAGGCTTGTGCTCATAATACCAAGACGATCAAGTTCGTTTTGCATTTCTCGTGTAGGTTTAAGTAACCGTAACAGTGTGTTGCCAAGTAATGTAAGTGATTCCTCCGGCTTCATACCCATGATAGTTTGATGAGCGATGCCGGCCATAATCTCAGTTCGATCAACACCCAATTCTGCCGATAACGGCATCACGCGACCTAGAATGTTTCTTAATTGAGGGCCGACCACGCGGCCTAATTCAATTGTCTTGAACATCTCTGCCCCGACTTGCGTGGCAGCTCCCGCTCCAAGACTATATGCGTTTAAGACTGATGCTAATGCTTCAACAGATTCATCAATAGGGGTTGCGGCGGCACGACCAAACATTGCGGCATCATCTAAGAAGCCGGTTAACGCTGGCCAGCTTTGACCCGATCCGGGAATATTAGGATCAAATCCACCAATAGCGTGAAGCTGATTTGATATAGCAATATATGCTGCTTGAGCTGTACCCGTAGGTGTTTGAGCCCATTTAGTTGACAAGTGTGTAATTTCTTGAGCTAGTGGAGCAATGCCCATCTCAGTTGCTTGTTGAGAGATAGTCTGAATCCGACCAAGCATAATCTGAAATTCAGCAGCTTGATCAATTGATTGCCGCATTGCGGCACCTAAACGGTAATATGCTCCGATAACTAAATGCATGCCTAAGTAACCTAAGAGACCACCAGCTTGACTAGGTTGTTTAGGCTGTTGAGGTTGTTGTTGTGCCCAAGGCCACGGGCCTTGAGGTAAACGTGGAGGCGGCTGGCCGCCACCTGCTTGCCACTGGCCCCAGAATTTATTCGGTGGTCCTCCGCCACCTGGAGGTAATTGATGGTAACGAACATTCGGCCCTGTAGGTATTGAAGGACCTCCCCACCCAAAACCACCTGGTTGCATCGGACCCCAATTGGGTTGTTGAGGCCTAAAAGGCACGCCCCCTCCCGATGGAGGTCCCGCGGCTGAAGACGGCGGCGGTGGTCGCCATGCTGGCGGCGGAAACTTGGGTGGCGGTACTTGAGTTCCTGGTGTTAGATACAATGAATCTTTTGGCGGGGGTAAATCTACCGGAGTCCGTGCCGACGGAAATGCTGCATGGCGTAAATGTTGAAAATATCCGGGTGTTAGTTGACTTGGGGGTGAACTTAATAAAGAAGTCAAAGCCGGATTATTTTGCGTTTTAGCAATAAAACGATAATAATCTAGTAATTTAGCTTGATTAGGTATTATTGCCGCAGGCGTAGCCGCAGGCGTAGCCGCAGGCGTAGCCGCAGGCGTAGCCGCAGGCGTAGCCAAAGCTTGTCGTAATGCCCCCGGTATCCGGCGTTCTAATGCTTCACTTTGAACTAATTTTTCAACTTGAGCGGCTTGTTTATAATAACTTTCATCTAGATTTTCAATTGCTTTGGTTGCAGAAAATGTTTTTCTTGCTCCGCCTTGAGCAGCTTGACGTAAGACGCTGGCTACGTTTCTAGCTTCTTCAGGCAAATCTTGTCGACGTATATGCCATAGTGCACGCAAATCTTTATATTGTTGTAATTCAATTTCTCGGGCACCAGGTTGATTTGTTTTATGAAAGTCAGTTGTAAAAATACCAGAAGGCATTGGACCAGTTGGTTGATGAAAGAATCTAGCAGCAGGCTCTTTTGGAGCCGCAGGCTGAGTTGATTTAACTACAGCTGCCCGCTGACTTGAAAGTAATTCTGTATGCGGGCCTACCATAATTTTATCGATTTTAGTCGGTCCAATTTTAGGAACTTCAGCAATTTTAAGTGCCCGCTCTAGATCACCTTTTATGTCACGGTGAGCCATCATTCTGGGAAAAATTTTAGCTAATAACTCAGTATCATAACCCGATTCATGTAACCGAGCGGGGTCAACTTCTACGCCAGCATAACCAGCTACCTGATGTAATTTATATCCTTTTTGTTTGTGTTTGGGATATACGTGTTTAGCTAAAGTCATTGTATCAAGTACGCGGTGTTGTAAAGGCATCCCGCCTGCGGCAACTAAATCACGATTTATAGCATTGATATCAAATTTAGCATTATGGGCAACAACTACCACGGAACGCGGATCACCGAGACTTGCGGCTATTGCCGGAGCAACTTCTCCAATGCGTGGTTGAGATTGCAACATTTTTATTGCATCCACGCGTTGTGCAGATGTTTTTCCTAATAACTCTCTAGCACCCTCTTCAAATTCAATAGTAGGTTTAATTCTTGTAGTATATTCAGGTACTTTTCTTGAAGGATCAATTGACGTAAGGGCGTGCATCTGTGCTAGGCGACTAAATCCAGTGGTTTCAGTATCAACAAACACCGGCTTTAATGGTCCAGGAGGGCCGCCATAGACTAAATCACGTAATTGATTTAGGCGAGCTGTCGCAGGGATACTTTGTTTAGCAATTTGATTTATATTATCAATAAGTTGAGGAGCCATAGCTCTAAATTGTGCTACCTGACGTAAGAAAGCTGTTTTAGACTCTGCCAGGTGTTGAAGTTCTTGACCTTCCCACCGCTCCATGCCTGAAGCCGTACGAATCTTTTTGCTGGCTGCCGGATGTTGATCAACATACTCACGCATACCGCGTAGCATTTGTTGCTTGGGATCAAGGGCACCAATCTCTTCACGCATGAAACGCGTGACAGCTTGTTTTGCTTGATCGAAGCGTTCCCAGAGTTTCTTCGGATCAAAGAAACCAGCTTCGCCTTGCAGCTGACTCATAGGTAATTGAGGGTTTTTAGCCGCAGTATGTCTTAGTGCTGGACTATAAAGTTCATCATATAACTTTTTAATTGTTGCAGGAGCTGCCAGTTTTCCTTTACCTGTTGTGAGCTGTAATGCTTGTTCCCAGGTTATTGATTTACCTAAAGCCCGGAACTGGTCTTCAACACTAAGTGTTTTCTTAGTTGGCGAATGACCCAGGTAACCCGAACGCGAGCCTTGAGCCGCCTTAAGCATCTTTTCTCTAACAGAGTCTCTGACATCACTCGGATAATGAAGCTGAGATGGAATTGATCGGGCTTTGGCACCTTGCTGTAGTGCCGCAAATGCAACCTGAAAATTAACTAAATTTCGTATAACGTCATTGGGTAGGGGTGTTTCAGGAGTAAAAGTCGTCGGCTGGAAGCCAGCAGCTCTAGTGAGTCTAGCTTGTAAAACTTGAGTGTGACAAACAACGGGACCTTTAAGCTCAAACTGACCACGCTGGCAGGAGCAAACAATTTCTTTGTAATTCTGAGGTATTTGTAAAAACTTCTGCATGAATGCAGGATCTTTTAACCGCTGATTTAATGCTTTCTCGTACTGAGATAGTGAATCTGATAATGAATATTCTTTTAATGAGAAAGGGCTTCCTACCCAACCCGGATCACCTGGCTGGGTATTTAATAGGTGTGCTTTACCATAGTTACCACGTCGGGCGTCCAGTACATCTGGGGATAACTGGCCGTAGCCAGTTACCCGCCGATATGCCGGTATGTTACCTTGAAGCGGTAAAAGTTGAGGACCCCAAACACCTTGACCGAAGAATTGTTGCCCGGTTTCGGGGTGTAGCTGACCGATCTTAGGGGCATTCATTGCATTTAAGCCTAATATCAGCTCATCGTATGGGGCCATCCAGCCGTGGGCAGCAATATTAGCTCTAATTAAATCCTGTGCTTGTCGCATAATTTGAGAAGAATAATCAACTTCAAGCTTACCAGTACGCTCGACACGTCTTTGCCACGGCTGAGGTATTCGTGGGTCTTCAGTTTTTAATGGTGGTGTTATGCCGCTAGCTCCGCCGACTATCCCGGCAGCCGTAGGCATTTCTAAAACTTTGAAGCCGAAAAACGGATCTTCCGTTCCTTCGGGCGGTTTAGGTATAATAATCTTACCGGTTAAACCTCCAGGTTTATGAACTAATCTTTGAGGCCCCATAGCTGGGGCACCTAATTCAGGATATCTGTGCGTAATTGCTCGTTGCTGCTGTACATATGGCAGGTCTGGGGCTGCTGACATCCGCACTGCTTGACCGAATATACCACCAGTCCGACGCATGTATTCTTCAAATAACGGATGTCCCGGAGTTCCACCGTGGCCTATATGTCCCCACGCTTTGCGAGGTTCAGGTCGGTCAACTTCAGCAAGATTTGCTGGCAGTTGTCGTGCTAATTGGGTTACTAACCGTTCAGCAAGGGGACCTATATTAACTGATTTTTGACTTAACTCTACTTGTCTGCGAGCTTTGTCTAAATATGTTTGTAATCGTGGGTCACCTGTTACCCGATCACGCGAAATTGGCTGAATTTTATCAAATTGACGTTGTAATGCCTCAAACTGACCTAATACATCAGTTATACGACGCCAGGTACCTCTCGTAATAAACCCAGGATTACTGAGTTCTTCACGTAGCTCATGCATAGCTCGGAAAGTTCTACTAGCTTCCTGAACAAGGCCTGGTGCCATTTTCATGTAACTATCACGGTGAAATTCCCGGAATACCGAGCGTAAATCTTTGTAAGATTCATCGAGTAATTCTGTGTATTTATTTTGAGCTTTAAGTTGTTTCTTCTCTATCTTAGCCCGCCAAATTGCTAACGCATCTCTTGGCGGCGTCATCTGGCCGAAACTCCGGTCTTGCGGCACAGGCATGGGCGCCACTTTAGCAGAGGCTCGTGCCTTGTGTCGGGCTTGATTTACAAAAGGTATTAAATTTTGGATCGATTCAACTAATGGGACATATTGTAAAACTTTTCGATCATGTCCCGGTGCTTCATGTCGCAAACCGGTATAATCTTGCCGCCTTAATTCTCGGTCGTCCGCTTGCCGCGAGCTGCTGGCTGCCCGACGTATTGCACGCTGAGCTTTGACAATCAATTGCGGTATCGTACGAGCGATTTGTTGCTCGATTTTAGCAACATCCAACGGTATTGCAGTTGTTTCTGGAGTCTTGCGGCCAGTGTCCCCAGTTAATTGATGCCTGAAGCGGGCTTCCATTCGTCGTGCAACCGCATCGACTATACTTTGATCATCTAACTTTCCAGCTTCAAAACGCCGGTTAAAAACATTTCGAACTTTATGTTGTAATAACTTAATATGCTTCTGCACCACATCATCAGTGCCTACCGCTTTTACATGATGGCCTGGTGGTGTAGTAGTGCTAGCAGCTTCACGTAGGTTCTGTAGACCCCAAAATAAATTCTTTAATTTTTTATCTAACTTAGGAATATCTTCTGTCGTTTTAAGATTGCTGAATGCTTCTTGAGCTCGTGTTATAGCTTTTTGAACTGAACGGACCTGCCGCATAAGTGGGCTGCGATTTTCCGTCATAGCAACGGCTACCGCAAGTCCTTGATTTGTCTGTTCGACTAGCCCGGCAATGTCGGTTAAATTTCGGATGAGAGATTCTGCACTAATCCTGATTTGCTCTGCCATTTAGTTCCTCCATTATTTGAGCTAACAGCTTGTTGTACGTTCGCTCTAAGATTTCATCTGCTGCTGCCCTAGCAGCCGGCAGAGCGTTGTAAGGTCCAGGAACCCGCAAATTAACACCAACACGCGTGGCGTCCATTTTTTCATTGATTAAAAAATGTGGAACATTAAAAGTGATAGTAAAATCAGTTGCAGTAATCATCACTGAATCTAATTGGGCCCGAGATGCCCCCGTGTAAGACGGGACTCTTGCTAGAAATTCATCTACAAAAGCATCCCGAGCCTCTAAGATTGCCCTTTCGAACTCGGCTTGAATAGGGGGCATACGGGCACCTCTGGCTGCTCATCAATATGAGCAATTTGATCATAAGCTAAAACATGAGACTGCTCCGCAGCAGTTAAGTCTTCCCATGTTTCAGCATGTCTATTTACGCCAGGAGGGCGTATCCCCACCCGGAGACACGCCCTCCATATCGCATAAAGCCCTGTCCGGCCATCAGGTAATCTTAGTCGCCGTTCAGTCCCGCTGAGGTCATCAGTAGAAAATTTGCCCGAGCATTCTCCATAGCCTGCTCAGTCAAGGCATTAACCTCGTAAACCTTTCGGAGTAGATGCCACCACTCCGTATCAATCAACCCAGCCTCTTTGAGTTCTTCACGGGCTTCTGACCACGTTTGAGGTTGGTCTTCTTTAACCCGCTCCCACTCGATCGAGTTCTTTGGGTGCTTTAATGATTCAAGAACTAACCACGCTTGCCGTAATTCGGCGTAAGCCTCCAATTGTTTCTGAAACGACGGATCATCCAAGTTTTCAGTTTGGGTACCGCGTCTCAAAATCTTAGGAGGCGTCGGTCGCGGATGAGCCGTATCAAACGGCTCCCAAGAATCGACCGCCTTGATATAAAAAATCAAATTGCCTTGCGTCCGGGGAAATACTGCAACATCCTCGGGAGGCAGTTTTACGCTTTCACCATCAATCTTCATTCAAAATACTCCTCGTGGGGTTGGAAGCTTAGTAAGCCCGTCTGATAGTTTCAGGTTCCGTAAACTTGCAGCGGCCCTCGAAACTGAGCGTTGCATCACTCAGTTCGTGGCCGACAGTGTCCCAACGGAATTCCTTAAAGGTGGTAATCTCGTGGTCGATGTTACACGGTGGCTTGTAATCCACCTCAATATCGACAGCATAAAGTTCACAGGGATCGGCACCCGCGGTAACCCAATCAGCTGCTTCTCCACGCTGTTTGAGCACGTCTTCTGGCGTTGGGACATTGCTGCCCGTCACAGCCGTGACAAACTCGTACACCGAATCCAGCGACACGCTGAGAGGTTCATCATCCCCCTCGACGACCGCATCAATGTGACCACGGTCCATTTCGTATTCGAAGTTGGTGACTTCATCCCACGTCAGATTTCCATCACCCATCTTCACGTTGAGGCATCGACCGAGGATCGTAACATTGGCCGTGGCCTGCGGAAGTGCGTCAGCGGTCGCAAGCGGCGGGCTGATGGTCACGGACGCTGGAATTGGGCTAAAGGTAATCACGGCCTCGTCAACTGGAAGATTGCCGTCTTCGAGAACCGGCGTAAACGCAATATTGGTTGTGTCACCACTGGTTTCCGTCGTCGCCGTCACGGTGTAGGTACCGGTAACGCCGGCCATCGTAAACGTGGTACCGACTGGAACGCGGCCCGTAATGGTATCCACGTCCAGATTATCGTCACCAATCCCGATGGATGCGTCCTTCACGCGGCCAGTTGACGGCCCAGCCGTCTTAGCACTAATTGTGTAAATCTGATTGACATTTGCGATAAGAATTCTCACTCCTAGCGGCAAGCCGGCCGGAGCTTCATTGAGTTGAAGGGTTGTTTGTCCATTGGAGCCAGTGGCTGCAATCTTTGCAGTCCCCCGATAACCGTCGAGAAAACGGACTGTGCAATGTCGTAGGCGGATTCTCGCCATTAGTATGCCCTCCTGATGGGGGTAATGTCCTTAACTTTGCACTGACCCCGAACCGCGATTGTTGATCCCTGTAAATCATGGTTAATTGACTCAGCCCGAAATTCAGGCAGGAGCGTGATTTCATGATCGATGTCACACGGCGGGTGATAATCAATCTCAATTTTAACGGCATAAGGTTCGCAGGGGTCGGCACCGGCCGTCACCCAATCAGCCGCTTCACCGCGTTTCTTGAGAACGTCCTTCGGAGTTGGTACGTTCGTGCCAGTAGAGGCCGTGAGATATTCATAAGTAAGATTCATGTTGACAGCCACGGGTACATCGTCGCCCTCAACGGCTGCGTCAATCCGGCCTTTGTCCATCTCGTATTCAACGGTTCGAGCCGTATCATACGAGACGTTGCCGTCACCAACTTTGATCTCTAAAGCCCGCCCTTGAATAGTAATTGCCGCCCCATTTTCCGGCAGGCCGTCGCCCGTCGTCATTGCAGGCGTAAATGTAATGCCAGTTGTATTGGGCGGACCGCCCGTTACAGCCGTAATGGTATAAATTTGAGCGGCACCTACAACTTCAAATCGGGTGCCAACGGGGATGATGCCACCCGCGAACGTAATGTTCATCGTTGTAGCATTATTCGCCGGAGCCCCGTTTACGGTAGCTTCCGCACTGTAACCGTCAATAAATCGAACGGAACAGTGCCGTAGTCGAATTCTCGCCATGCTTAGTACTCCAAATTTGTGATCAAACCGATTTAAGACCTTGTGGTAGCAATAAATTTAGTTTTGCATCGACCTCGAACAGCTAACGATGATGATGCCAAATCAAAATCTATTGAGTCCCAACGAAATTCAGTAAATACAGTGGTCATTTTAGCCAGTAAACTGCACCCTGAGTTACTCAGAACAGTAATATTTACCGCATAAGGCTCGCAGGGGTTAGCACCAATTGAAACCCAGCTTGCAGCCGCACCTGTCTTTGTAATAGCTTCTGCAGGTGTCGGGACCGCGCCGCCCGATGCTAATATATATTCGTATACAAAACTCATTTCAACGGCTACAGGTATATCGTCACCTTCAACCACAGAATCAATCGCACCACGGTTCATCTCATATTCGAGATTTCGGGCGAGAGTCCACGATATACCCCCATCAGCAACTTTAACAGCTATGGAGCCACCAGAAGCTGCAATTGTAACAGTGGTGTCTTTCAACCGTATTCTAGGCATATCTAGTACTCCAAACTAATTTCACACGTAACCGTAGCCTGTTTAATTGTTTCGGCTTTATCTACGAAACCGAAATCATCTACTTTTAGAACCCCGTCTTGCACCAAGCAGCCAACCGTTGGGACTTGAAGAGCCAGCTTTTGCAAGTAATCATGAAACTGATTTGCTACATCAATATATTGATAAACATTATCAGTTGATGAAGGTGTTGCAATGATTAAAATTATCACGGTAAAGCGGGATTCAACTACAGGATTTGTCTTGGAGCCGGGTATTCGTATTTCTGCATAGAGCCGCGACGGGTGCAGTAGTGGGTTTCCCGCTTTTCGAACCGGGATAGGACTAAAATCTCTAAGAGCTTTAATTAAATGAGCCCGGCAAAGTGTGAGGTTATTCATGGTGGTGGTGGTGGGTCTGGTGGCGCTGGTGGGTCTGGTGGCGGAGCATAAAACGCTTGAGCAGTCTTCCAATTCGCTTGAAATTCAAATGTAGTGTCTGAACTTAAACTCGTAGTCATGACCATGTCAGCACGAAATTCAACGTATCTTTCAGCTGTTGCCGCTTTAAGTGACGCCACGCGGTAGCTGCCGTGATCAGCAATTTTAAGTACCGTATAACTTTTACCTTGGCAAACTACGATTGTTTTATTTTCTAAATGTTGCTCAGTAATTGCCCATGCGTCTGCTACGGGGACAAGTTCATTTTGAGGTATTTGAGCGTTTTCAATAAAACTAATATAGCCTCGCCAGGCTTGTTCTACAACTTCAACTTGACCTGTTAAATGATTGATTATTTGTTGACGCTGGATGATTGCGGCAGGCTTACGTACTTTACGGTTCATCCAAATATCGCTGTGGCTAAACTTGCTATTATTGCTGTAATAGCAGTACCAAAAGCAATTTTAGCCCATTTTTGATAATTTTTAACATCCCGAATGATATCTACGGCCCCGGGCACCTGTTCATCTAATGTTCTTTTGCCAAATAACCATGTTTCTATTTCAGTTAAACGCCGCATATCTTGTAGTACTATAGTTAACTGTTGTTGCATCGTTGCTAGTGATGTTTGTACAATCACTAAATGCCGTTCTACGTCACAAACAATGCATTTACGATTTTTTGCGGCATAAAGTACCCGTGTCACTATTTCAGGTAAAGTAGACCACTCAAATTTATTTTTATCTAAAAATACTTGTACCCCCATGTCTAAGGCATGAACTTGCATTGCAGGTGTTGTTACACCACTTAAAATAACGATAGGTAAATATTCCGGCAACGCTTTAACTACATTTAAACCCTCAGAATCAGGTAATTTTAAATCTGTTAGAATTAAATGTATTTCTTCCCGAGGATTCAATAATAACCGCTTAGCATCTGCTAAAGTTCTAACGCGTTTTAATGTATAAGAGTCACCCAACGGCAGCAATGCCCGCTGAACCAATTGAGCATCATTATCATTGTCCTCGATCAGCAAAAAAGTTAGCATTGTGCCTCGACCTAGCCCGCCACCCTTACAGGTGACGGGCTATTTCTAGTGGTTGACTACGACAGAACAACCACTCCAAGAGCCGTGTCCAGCACCTTGATGCCGGCCAAGAAGTCCAGCGTCACACGATGCTTCTGTGCTTGGCCATCATACGTAATGACCGCACGCATCGGGATACCACTCCAGTTCGTCGAGTATCCTTCGACGCCACCACGCGGAGCTGCCAACGGTCGCAGGGCGAGCGTCATGCAGTTGCGGTGGTAACCAAAGTTGAAGCCGCCGGCCACGGGGCCAAGATGAGCCCATTGCTGGTGGCTAACACCCGCCTCCAGCGGACGATCCAACAATATCGACGTGGTTCCGGTCTGCACGATCGCATACTTCGTAGTCGATTCGTGGAACGTAACCATCTGACCCACTTGCGGCGTAGCTGTCGGATTGTTGAAGGCAATTGCTTCAGCATAACCCGCGGCATAATGACCCGCTTCATTGATTTGTAAACGCCCATATCGGGTAATAACGGCGTCGTTGACCGTAGCTTCAATAAGTCCCGGACTAATCGTGATGGCCGTTGCGTTTCGTTGATTCACAACGGTAGCCTGGTAATAAAACTTGCCGATGCGAATCCAGTCACCGACCGTCAGACCGTCGGGTGCATCATCCAGGAAACCATCGACAGTCAGTTCCGTGGACCCGGCCGCAATGTTACCATTGTTGATGGCACCAGCAACAGAAACCGTCGATGGCAGCAACGCCGGCGTATTCTGCGACATATACGTGTGCAGACCCTGCTTCGTGCCCAGGTACCCGAACATGAGGCCTTCCACGTCGCCACGCTGATCAGCCTGCGTGAAGATCGCGTTCTCCATCATCTTGGCGTCGGCACCGTGCCCGAGAGCCAGATACCTGCGTCCATCGTCAGGCACCAGGTTCCCGTTCATCTTGCCGCGAGTCATGGCCAGCAGAGCGTTGCCGTTATTGTTGGCCAAGCCGCCGATCTCACCGACCTGATGAGGCGTGAATTGGTACACTTGCGACAAGCAGATCTGATCCACCATCTTCGCCAGGGCAACGGCCGCGGGTTTGATGAACACGTCGATCAGATCTTGCATGGCGAGCGTCAGGTCGCTGTCATCCAGCAAGAATGAGTGGTAAATGTGCTGATTCAACACCACGGGGATGTTGTTCAGCACGGCGTCTTCCGCCGTAACGTTGCTGCCCTTGTTCTTCCGCTTGGCCGTGAAGTTTGACGGCTGACGGGTGTTGACCGTGTCACCGAACCGGGCGAAGATTTCCTCGAAGTCGCGGTGGATCGTGTTGGCGATCTGCATATTCTCCGTCAGAAGTGCAACACTTTCCTGTGCCCACATCTGCGGGATGAGTGCCGTGACGTTGTTGGCCCGCGAAATTCGACGTGTTTTGATAAAATTTGGTCGTAGCATGACTACCCTCTCTTGAGATTTTGTTTTCGCCATTCCATATATTCCTGTTGAGACATATTTCTGAAATCTGGTTCACCAGATTTTGTTGTTTTAGTACTTCCGGTGCCGGAAGTTGCTGTTGAAGCAAATAAGCCGGCAAATTCTTCTTGCTCACGCAGGTGAGCAACAGCTTTCTCCGGAGGTAATTGAAGCGTCTTGGTTTTACTGGGGTCTTCATCATCCTGCACTTCAATTTGAATTACCCGACGATTTTTACCCGTCGCTTTACCTTCGTCATCCATAATGGGAACTTGACGCATCCGTTGAATCATGTAAGGTTTGATAATTCCCATTGCCTGCGGTCGGACATTATGCATGCCCATCGCAGTTGTAAGAATAGTATCCACTTCAAGCTGCTCGTGCTCGCGACGAGCAGCATCGCGTTCGTCTGTTAATTTTTGACGCTCCGCTTCCCAGGCTTTCTGCTGTTTGGCCGCCTTCTGTCTAGCCAACTCAGATTCAGTTTGAGATTGATTCCGTAATGTTTCAATCTGCTGCTCCAAGGCCAGCTTGCCTTCTGGAGTTAAGCCATCCCGTTGAATGGCTTCCAATGCAGTAAGTTGCTCTTGAATCTTTTGCTGAGCGGCTCGCTTTTCTTTTGCGAGTAACTTGTTGACTTCGTCTTGCGTAAAGGTTTTGGTCGCCGGCGGGTCAGCTGGCGGGTCAGCCGGCGGGTCGGCCGGCGGGTCACCTTCACGACAAATCGCCCGCAAAGTCAACCAGTAATATTGATATTTCATATCAAACAACCTCATCCCCTACTGACTGCGATGGCTCTGGGATCACGTAGGTACGGACGGAGTAATTGCCAAGCTATTGGCGAAGGAACTCCTGCCAGTACCCACTCAGGGGCCTGTGTCCGGTCGTAGGTAGTCCGGAACGACAACGGGCCGATACCTTCGCTGACGGTCGCGAGGTCCCGTATCTCATCTTCTGGATTGTTCCCGTCAAGTATTGCAAAAGCAATTTCGCAGCAAGCCTCTTTAATGGCCCGCGGGATGTGAGTATCTTCATCCCGAGGAAAAACTAAGTCTTGCTGGTCAGACAATTCCCGGAGCTGACTGAGAGTTGCTCCAGCTTCACGGGCGTGATATACCGCTGCTGGAAAACCCTTATAATTCAGCCGGTTGATAATTCTTGTCGCGGCAATAACCGCTGTTTGTTTGTCCGCCGGTGGGGCAGCAAACCATTTAGATGCTTTTAACGTCCCGCCTAAATAGTCTTCAACTTCTTCAAGTGTGACATATGTTATCATTGTTCACCTTTCTGTGATGTTATTTTTTCTAATTCTGACATGTCTAAGCCATCAGTATTACCCCGAGCATTACTTGGAACTTGTGCCTGGGCGATCCGGGCTAACCGTTCAGCGTGTTCTTTGTTAGCTTTCTCAGCCGTATCTGCGGGGAGATTTAGCAATTTACTAGCGTATTCCCGTGGGAGAACACCTTCTTCAGTTAATTTGGGCACGTCTGCGGGACGTACTACTAATGAAGGTGCGTCTTGAATTTCCTGTTCAATTTGCTTACGGAGGTCGGCCGAGAGCTGTTGATTAAGCACAAGTGACGTAATCTGATTAGCAATAATGCGGCGGTAAGTTGCTGAGGGCACAACTTCCTGCATTTTTGATAATTTTTCAATATGTTCAAGTCGTTCTTGCACTGACATCATCTGAAAATCATTAGGATATTTTACAATATAATCATCAGATTCTTTTTCAAAATCAGCCCATATTTGAGCGACGCCCCGCTCAGCTTTTTCAAGTAAAACAGCTAACACAGCCAAACCGTGGTTAGTCGAAGCTTGACTCTGTGTTAAAGCTGTGACCGACATCAGACCACGGACTGAAACATTTTGTAATGCTAATAGCATGAGTCGGCGAATATCATCGCGTATTTTGTCATATAATTCAAGCATTTTGGGTATATTTTCAGTATCAGGACTGATAAAATCTGGCCGATCTGAGTTCTGAGAATATCTGCGGCCATAATTTTTACCGATTTTAAGCTTAGATGCGGCTTCTGTGGGCTCGTCGCCTTCTTCGAGCACTGGCGCCCTTAATGAGGCCATTAGTGTAGCCATATCACTTTGCTCGGTATAAACTGACATGTTGGCTCCGATAGCGTATGCTATCGTAGACGACATGAGATTTAATATCGCGGCTTGATGTCCGATAACATCTTGTATAATCGAATCATCTGTTTCTAAGATAATAATTGGTACTTCTTGCAGATCAAGTACTGCCTGAAATTGCTCGTTACCTTTTTCATCATAATACGTCACTGCCACGCCCGAGCCAGGCATTTTTCGTAAATAGCGATATTGAACTTCACCACCAATACGCAGACTTGTGCCGGCAAAATACTTAGGATTGATATCTTTTATCAATACCTCTGTAGGTATACTCGCTCCAGCCGGAGTGTGCCATGCTAAAATATTCTCAGCTTCAATTATATAAAGATATGGTGGGTTTACAATTGCATCTGCTACTGTGGGTTCCGGCGGTAATACTGCCCGATCCACGCAGATGGCCACACGTTTCATTGTTAAAAGTTCGCGTAAAACATCCATTACTAAGAAATAATTTAATGAAGTTCCAGCTCCATCAATATTGCCTGTAAGAGCTGTTTGAAATGTTTTAGGCCCATTCCGACGGATAACAGACCCCATTTGCGTGAAGATACCAGTAAGTATTTCACGAAGACAGGCTTTTATATACGCAGGATGGGGCGTAAGCTTCTCGCGTTCTAAATAAGTTGGATAGTCTTCTTCGGGCAACTTTTGTAGTTGATTCCGAATATAAGATGGCCCGGCATTCAATGCTTCCCGCCAGGTAGCCCATTGAGAGCTATCGGCCACGTATGCTGGGCTCCGCACGTCAATCAACTTCATAACAACTCCCTTACATCACGGTTGTGTTGGCGAGCCACAGCTATTGGAAATGCAATTTCAGAATACACTCGTGAGAATGTATAATGATCTGGACCTGTACTCAAATATTGCGAACTAATTTCAGAATCAGATTTCCGAACATACCGGCGGACAAGAGCTTTAATATGATCCATAAACTCTTGGGGAAGATCTAATGGTACAGTTATTCGCCGCGTCTTATAACGTGACAGAGCTGTGTCCAACCACGCGGTCCGGTTTGTTTTCAAAATAATATCGCCTGTGATAGTATTATCAACTTCACTCCGAACAAATTTACATAACCGAACTAAACCAGGAAATAATGCGGCCATTTCAAGTGCTTTACGTGATTCAGGTTCAGAATCTATGACTATTTGAGCTGGATTAAAATCTGTTATGAGATTTTTTATCTCGCTAAAAGAGGTTAAAGTTCCTACACGTAAAGTTTTTGCTGTTGCAGCTAAATTGATGTCGGCACAAGGTCGATCAAATGCCCAAGTATCGACACAATAATGTAAAAGTTTACCCACGTCAATTCCTATAGTAATAAGTCTACCACGCGGTGGTGGGTCTAACATTGTATATTGACCGTAACAAGATCTAACATCTTCAAATTCAATTCGAGCACCCTGTAAGAGCTTAGCGAGTCCGAGCATTGAGTTCCAGAGTTCCTGCTCTGCAGCAAGATCAATTTGGGCTCGGAAAACTGCACGTGTGAACTCTTCAGGTGTAACTGTGGCTGAATATAATTGATTTATATAAAATCCATCAATTGGTGAAACACGCTGTGGTACAAACTTAGCTGGTGCAAGAAATTCTGGTTTGGCTTCATGCGGTAACTTAACTTGACATTCATTGCATTTTAGATAAGATTTAGCACAATCCGGGTCTGTATGGGATTCCCCGCATAATTCTAAATTATCCGGGTATGTTAATTCAATATGTTTGGAGCATGAAGGGCACGGAAAGAAGAAGTGACTCTCTGTGCTTTCTTTTAGTTTAGCATTAATCCCGTAATCCGGCACCGTCGGCGTACTAATATACCATGATTTCTTAATAAGCTGACCCGCCAAGCGTTGTTGGGCCAGAGGTATCTTTTCAGGCGGCATCTCATCGACTTCATCAAATACAATCAATGAGACGTCGACAGATTTCAACGCTGAATTGCTATTCATACCGCGAATATAAATTGTGCCAGAAGCAGCACGTTTTACGCCTACATTTTTATTTTTAGTAAATAGTGTTGAGAGGTAATCAGAGCCGTCGATAATCTTATCAAATCTAGTAATTGAGAAGTCTGACGCATCCGGCGTACGTGTGGGAAGAAGGTATAATGCGTTTCGACCGTCGGCGATAGTTTTAAGTGTAATACCCACTGTTAAAGTTGAATAGCCTAATTGAGCCGCTTTTTGACCGACGCAGACATCAGCTTCTGCGTCCAACATTTCACGCATCCAGGGGTGGTGCTTATAACGTAATGGGCCCTCAAATGGTTGCCCGAGTATTATGTATTTAGATGCCCAGCGGGATGCAGTTGTGAGTGTTCGACTGTTGAGCTGCTCTGCTGCGTGTGTCAGCAGATCACGTAACAAGAGCTAAAATATCTTTCAATGTCTGAGCTTGTGCAGCGGTTAGACCCGAAATTTCACCGATTTCAACTGATGGAATTCGGCTAGTTAAGATATAGCCATGCCACGTGTCATCAACATCTTGAGCGTCGTCAACAGTAAGAACTGCACCAGCTTGGGCAATCACGCGTGCAAAGCGATAAGTACCGGCCCCGCCGAGATGGAACTGAAGGGTATGGCCTACATAATCCGCGTCTGAATCAAATCGATCACCTGAGCAAGTAATATCATCGCCGTCAATGCTAGCGATATTAAATATCAAAGGACGAATCTGCCACCAGAACCATGCGGGCAAATTATGTTCAGTATTTTGCATAATTGTAGGTTCAATTTTTGTATAATGGACGCCCTGAACAATTTGAGAAACGCTAATTCCGGCACGAAGAACTGTGATGTTTGACCGGTCAAGATAAAAACGATCAGCAGCATTAGCCCGTTGGCTACGAAATTGAATTCGTACAACGCCCGTATCTTGGTTTTGATGCTGCGGCTGCAATACATAATCACGCGTAACATTACTGTCACTAACAGGAATCCGTGTACCGCCGGTAGATAATTCTCCCCATTCAGTTGTGGCGATATTGTACGCCCAAACACTAACTTCACGGCTTGCGACAGTACCACCCGATCCGGTAGTTCGCCCTGTAATTTCAAGCGTGTCTGCCACGCCGTCGGTACAGATAAATTGAATTTCAACAGTCAGAATAGCTTCGTCTGCTGGGCTGAAAACAAGATCAGGGTCTAAAGTTGATTGTGTATCGGCTATTGTACCAGAGATATATACTCCAGTAGTAAGATCATAGTCAAATACTGGATCAGCAAAAGCCCGCATGGTGCTGGCTTCGGGTAATAAATTGATTTGATTCGCGAGTGTTGCGGCCGTATGTTGTACTAAAGGTACCTCACAAATCGTGGGAACACAATCAGGAGCATCAATCATAATTGTAAGGTTTGTTGCATTAAGATGATTATAAATATCATTTTCAAAATGAAGCTCATACATACCCACGGGTGGTGCGGCTGCAAATCGAACTTTACCTACACTTGGAGCTTGATAAGTTCCGGGCGTGGTTACGTTTTCAACTTCGTCTGATACCACAGCATATTCATATGTGGGTAAATTTGAATTATTTGGACGTACTGTAACTGTAAGTCCCGCTGTTTCATGAGTTAAACTTGGCCCTTCGACGGGCAATCTTAAAATATTACCAACTGAGCCGTGTAAAATTTCCGGTAAAATGTGGAAGTTAAACGATGGCATTGGTGCCACGGGCGGGTCCATTAATGGGACTTCACAAAGTGTCGTTGCATGATCCGGACCCGAAACCATAATCGTGAGATTTGTAGCATTAAGATGAGATAAAATATCATTTTCAAGATGAATCTCATACATACCTGCAGGCGATGCAAATGCAAACCGGATATGTCCCGCAGTTGGAGCTTGATACGTGCCAATTGTAGCAATATTCTCAATCTCACTGTCGCCGGCAGCATATACGTAAGTAGGAGTATCCTCATTATTGGGTCTAATTGCAATAAATAACCCCATCGATTCAAATGTCAACCCACCACCAGACGGCTCACCATCTTTACGCATAATAGGTACGCGTAAAATCACGCCGGTAGATCCGTGTTGGATACTTGGCAATATCTGAAAAGTCGGGGGTGCAGGTGCTTTGAAATCGTTAATGGAATTGATTGCTGTTTCCTTAACACTTTGAATATCGACTTGATAAAATCCAGCAGGACTAAATGGAACTTGAGTGTGTAATGTACCACCAGCCCAGTATCCCTGAATTGATTCAATTAGCGTGTCAGTAATTTCCCGTTCGGCCCCTAAACGCTTATAAATATCATAAATGTACGGGCCATTTGAAATAGTAAGGTGTGTTGCACCGTAAAAATAATCAGGCCCTTCAGTAAGATCCTGCCCATAGTCGTCCCAATCATCAGGATCAAATGCAACTAACGTTGCGGTCGCCCGATCCACGTGTTGAGTTCCGGGTAAAAGTTCCCGTTGAACAAAATAAAGATCTTCACCAGTGGCTGTATGTTTAATCTTCATTTTCAGTCACATTCATTTCTGTAATATTGCCGTCGTCATCGCGAACGATAGTCCACGTATAGACGCCGTCGGTATAACTGATAAGAGTATCATCCTCACCGTATGTATAGTTCACGGTACGCCCATTGATAAATTCAATTTGTGTAATGAGCCCGGCTTCATCACGCGTGATGTGCCTGGATCGGGTTTTGATAAAATCCGGATTGTAGAAATCTTCGGGGATCTCAGCTACACCCGGAACAGATTGATTGACAGTAATATTCCGCATGTAAGGGACAGGGTCTGCAACTGAGATGCGGAAGAATTTATAGTTAAAAATTGTTTTGGGGAGCGGACAAGGTGTGTTGATTTGAGATAAATTATCAAAATAAAGCCCGTTGTCGGACACTTGAAGTGTCCCGACAATGGGGTGATCGGCAGTCAGCGAGACGCTGGTTGCCTCAGAGTTGACGGCTGTTACATCTGACAGCCGCTGTTCTGGGTGTATTTTCATATTTGCTCCAAAAAAATCAAAACGCATCTTCCTTGATGCGTTTCGACTAATCTAGTCCAAGGGGTCAGGATCAGCGGGGGTCGAATTTGCCGCAACTGCTGCGGCCAAACTGTCGCTGGACTCCCGTAGATCCGCGACCAATGCGGCCAGCGCCTCAGGATCGCCTTGACACTCCTCGATTTTCCTCGCCAAGTCAGCAATCAATGCAACGGCGGACTGCGTTGTACCCCGTATGTTCTCAACTGCTGCGGATAATTCAAGCAATTTTGCCACAACAAAACTCCCAAAGATAAGAAATACAAGCATTAAAACCCATAACATAGTAATTCCTCCCCAACTCATGGTTTAGTTGGCGGCCGCACCTTTTGTTGCTGCTTGACGTGTGGCTGCTCATCGGTAACAACCGTGATTTCCCGCAGCTGGTGAAGTGGTTCTTGAACCGCGAGGCGGAAGAATTTGTATTCAAGAACTCTCTTCGGCAGTTTGCAGGGTAAAGTAACCGGTGATGTGTCTTTCAGATCCTCAAACCAAAGACCATTTTTGGATACTTGAATCGATCCAACGATGGGATCTTCCTCAGGTTTGATATCCAGCTGAATGCTGGTTGCCCCAGGATCAACTGCCACCGATTCAGAAAATCGGGTATCAGGTTGCAAAATCATACCACACTCCAATCTGTTCGTGACTGTGTTGCGTAGCCCCAGCAATACCAACCCTCAATGTCAGGACCACTAATACTACGAGACATCGTCATTGAAGATGTTCGGCTCCAACCGGCCGCAAAAACATCCAAAGCTAATTCAAACCAGTGTTTACACCATAAGTCTGACTCAAGTGCTTCTGGCATTATATTTGGTTGAGCGGCATACAGTATAGGGTGAATATATTTAATTATTGTTCCCCATGAATAGGGTAAAGACAATTCATACTCAGTAATATATACCAATTCTGCGCTTGCCCGCCAATAAGCTTCAGTCGTTTGAAAAGCCATAATTTCGGGGAATCGGTAGTCACGGCCGACATGCCGGAGGCCCCAAAATTGTTGTAAGAACCAGCCCCACTTTTTATTTGAAAATGGGCCCGTAAAAAACCAATCACGGTCTAAGTCAATTAAATCATTTGCCCCTACCGGCGGGCCATATTGTATTGCTAATGATGTAGGTGTGTTTGATGTTACATTATTTTTTGATCTTAAAGTGTTACCGGCTAACGGCGGCAACCCAAATAAATTATTTAATCGGAGAGCAATACTCCAGCTTTCCCCATTTGGAAGTAATGTCGCTGGCTGCCAAGTACCGTCTAAAGGGAAATAATTAAAATCAGCTGGACTAAGGAAAGTCTGAATACAGTCTGCCATAAGCACCAAGCGTCGGACTCGAACCGACTTCTTTCCCTTTGAGGAATGTTTTACCCGTTAAACTAGCTTGGAGGCCACCCCACGAGCGTGATCTATTGTTCTAACAACAACTGCCACCAGACGTTAGCGAATGCGACTGCACGACAGCCTGTACCCACACCTATGTGAGCATATACTTGTGTAGTGCCCTCGTTCATCCACTCAGTTGCCGAACATGCACATGTAGTAGTTACTGTACGTGAAGCAATGAAGAAATAATAAGAATAGCCGTCAGCAGTAGTGCTGTGCCACATTAAATCGCTAGACCTTACAAGTGCATTTATAATATAGTCAGGAAAAGGTGTTTCCCCCGTGGTGACACCCACATTAAGGTCGTGACATGGGCACTTTTGTACCTTAATTTCACCTACAACCGTATAAGTAAGTTGATTTCCGTTCACGTCAATAAATAGAGGTTCAGCATCAATAATAACTAAAGGTTCTAATACAGTAACTGGGTCTCCGGGCCCCGGCCCTGGCGGCGGCTGAGTGAAACCAACTGACGGTGCAAATAGCACCAACAATAATATGATAATTCGTATCATATTGCAATCTCCGGCGGAATTGTCATGGACGTAATACAGTAAGCCGAAACTAAACCAGCCCGAAGTCGGGATATCGAATCATAACGAATCACATCGTATGAGTCAACGTAACCCGCAACTTGACTAGCTTGATTCCAGAAAGCAAGAGGTACGGCATGTCCTTCACGACCGTGGCCGACTAACCAACCGTGGAGTAAAAGGCAAACTGTTTGTTCCCATCGGGTGGGAATTATCACTTCCACGGGTCGGTGTTGCATTGCCGTCGTTTGCCAACCCGCAGGAAATTGACTTAGGGGCACCCACGCCCCGCTGCTTTGATTGATGCCACCACGTCCTGCGGTGCCGGTAAGGGTATGCCGGAAGTTATACTCCCGAGGTTGAATACGGTCAGGGAGCATTCCGCGGCGGACTGCAATATCCATAACTCCACGTGTGCTTGCACCGCCACGCTGGCGTGGATTTGCTTCCGCGTAAACAGAAAGACATGAATACCAAATACTGCGGGCCGTGGCCGAGATTGGGAGCCTGCGGCCAGCCACAGGTGGTCCGACTTTTATGCCTTGCTGCTTGTTAGCCGCACCCTCGCCTACTGCACGTAGTGCGTGAGTAGTGCATTCGTGTGTGGGGTTTTGGTTGGTAAATCGGTCGAGATAATTGATTCCCCAATTATTGTGTTTATCATTATCCCGTGCTTTATCGGCCCAGTCTTTGGGTTCGATCCACAGTGCTTGCGGAAAGGTTCTGGCGGCATCGCCACAGGCTTCCCACACAGCCCCAGCTTCATCTGGAAGGTAACCATCGAATGGAGTAACTACATCGATAAGTTTTGGGTCAATTGGGGAGAACGTGTTCATAGATATGATTTTCTGTTGTAGGGCGTCTGATAATTTTTATCACAGTGCCGTCCGCATCTAAAAGTACTAGCGCCGGGAGTCCGGCTGTTTGTGCCGCTTGTATAGCTTCCTGTGGAGCACCGGGGGTATTTTGATCCACGGCAATTGCAAATATTCCGTGTTCTTGGTTTAAATTGTGAAGAGCTTGGCTGACGGCTGCTGGCGGCGAGCCTTGGTCCTTCTCGTAAACATAAATTGCTCGTGTTGGGGTTATAGGGGTTATTGGAGTTTCTGGGTCTTGGTCACCGACTGTGATACGGTGATAAGATATATCAGGCCCCATTATTACGTAAACACCGGGTAAATCTAAATCGATAACCAGTTCAAATGCTGAGGTACCATCTTCATTGAAAACTAAACGTCGTTGGAAGATGTTTACATACGAATTTTTGGGGGCTGAGATTTTAAATTCTATCGCAAATATTTCTGGTATTTGCTCAAGAGATTTAATTTCTGGGAACCCCGTAACTTCAAGCCTCACTTCTTGAGGCGTAGCCAGCTCTGTCGGCCCCTCGAAGGAGACCGACAAAGCTAGCAGCAGCAAACTAATTGACGTTAACTGCATCGTCATAAGCCTCTTGCCAGAGATCATCTCCGGCATCGCGGCTGAGAGCATCCTTGATTTCAGCTTCGATTGCTTCCGAAAGTGCCTGCGTTGCCGCGGCTCGCCGCCCAAGGCGAACACCACACTCCACACAGATTTGACGGGCCGTGTTGTTGATTGCCATTCGCTGCCTGAAGCTCAACCTGCGAAGACCTTCACGCATTTCCCGCCCGTTGTCGAAACACAACTTGAGCAGCTCGCTGAGGAAAGGTGCAAGCAGGGGCATGACAATTTCGACCCAGCCCGCACGTTTGATGATGTTGGTATAAGCGGTTTCAAGTGGGGACATCTTTAGCTCCTTGATAGAGGGGACAGTCTTTGTTTGTACACACCATATATAGGGGACAATGTTGATTTGAGCAGAATTCTTCTCCGGTTTCAAGAGTTGAATCACCGTCTTGTGCTGCCGACATTCCCCTATTAAAGTTTAACGCTCTCTGTGATTGTAAAAGTAAATCAAATTTATGATTTACTTCAGTACGAACTTGAACTAAAATTGCAATTAAAGTTAATAATGCCGTAAGAGTTCCAGTCATTACACTGCCAACTGCTGCTATTAACAGTACAGCATTTTCAGATTCCATGACAATTATATAAGCAATAATAGCTAAACCCGCCAGAATAATCAGCATAACAGATACAGTAAATAGTGCCATTATTGCCGGTGATGTACCTACAACGTGTTTACGCCTCATCGATGGACTCAATTAGATCCTCCAATCTTTGATAAATTTTATCAAGTATAGCTATATCTTGAACTTCATCCGCTACAATTTGCATTAGTGTTCCGATTAGTTTAAGTGCTTCTGCACGAGGAATTAGGTTACGTTTATCGTGTTCGAGCTTGAGTGCCCCTTCAGTAAGCTTTTGCACTTTTGATATTAAATCTGCAATATGACCTGAATAAACTATTAACGAGTCTGAGTCGGTAAGCATCTGGGCACGAGCCGCGAGAATTCGCTTTAATAAAGTTGTTTCAGCCGTTAGATCAAACAGCTGGCCACGCGGGATGTTAGGCGTAGTCGTGCCGATTGCATATTCAAAATTCGTACGACGGTGTTTGCGGCAGTATTGTTGGTCATCCTCTACTGCAAAGTGACACCGTTTTCCGTTGGCTAAAACTGCCTCACATTGAATGTCGTCAAGCGACGCAGGTCGCATGGGTTCGGTTAAGTAGTATGTCACATTTTGATAAACCTTATCACGTGGACAAAAAGCTCCAGATCTCTTCTGCTATAAGGATAACAGTACATTCTTATCTATTTTGTTTTGACCGGTTACCCAGCACCATTTTCTGGAGTTTGCGACCTGGTACACACGGCGGCCACGCGGTGTGTTCCGGAGTTTGCGACCTGGTACGGCGGCCAGCGGCCAGCGGCCAGCCGCTACCGAGCGGCCAGCCGCTCGCAGTGATATTTATTATCCGGGGCTGGGGTTTCTTGTTTCTTGTTTCTTGTTTCTTGTTTTTTGTCTTTTGTTTTTTGTTTTTTTGTTTTTTGTTGCTGGCCGCTGGTTTGGTAGCGGCTGGCCGCTGGCCGCTGGCCGCTGGCTACCGACCGGTAGCGGCTGGCCGCTGGCTACCGACCGGTAGCGGCTGGCCGCTCGCTACCGACCGGTAGCGGCTGGCCTAATTGATATTTCTTATCCGGCTGGGTCCGTACTCAGTATGGGAGCAGTGCGTGTTGGCAGACAGTATTGGCCAGCTGAAAAACCCCACCAGGGGTAGCGGCGGCGGAAACGAATAGCGGAGGGGTGACCGGCTGTACTCAGACGGTCAGCCCGGAGCGACTGGAAACGATTAGCGGAGACCGCCACCGTAACCTCCTGTACTCAGGAGGTTACGGTGGCGGCCGGAGCGACTGGAA